ATTAGAAGAAAACTTCGATATTCTTTTGTTTAATCGTTTTATTGCAGGAACTAATCTGGAAACTCTTTTAGAGAAACGAAAAAAGTATGGCTTTAAAATGATTTGCGATATAGATGACTATTGGATATTAGATAGGTCGCATATTTTATCAAGTGTTTACCCAACACAAGAAATCATTAATCACATTAGAGAAGCCGATTTGGTTACTTGCACTAACGAAAAGTTATGGAACGAGATTAGACCTATAAACTCAAATGTTGCAATACTTCCAAATGCTCTTCCGTATGGTAATGACCAATTCACAGATGTAAGAGAATACACCGACAAAGTAAAGTTTGTTTATACAGGCTCAATAACTCACGAAGAAGATATTAAATTAGTTCAGTTTCCTTTTAAGAAAGTCGCTTCCGATTCTTCTTTGAGAAGTAAGATTCATTTCCAACTTTGTGGCTTTGATGATTCTGGAGAAGGTTCGGCTGCAATTTGGCATCGGATGATATCAAACTTTACTTGTGGTTTAAAGTTAGGAGATACAAGAAGATTCCTTCCAGTTACGGAGTATATGAACTTTTATAACGATGCGGATTGTTCTATTGTTCCGTTAAGAGCCACGAAGTTTAATGCAATGAAATCCAATCTAAAACTTTTAGAGGCGGCTTCAAAAAAGATTCCTGTTATCGGTAGTCACGTTGAGCCTTATTTAAACTCGCCAATGATTCAGATTAATCAGCAAGGCGATTGGTACAAGGAGATTAAAAAAGTCACGCAAGATGCTATTTATAGACAGGAGAAAGGTTTGGAACTATTCGAATGGGCAGTTGCAAACTTTAGTTTATTTAAAGTAAACGAGAAAAGAAAACAATTATATCAATCAATGAATGGTAATTGAGTTATGGCTAAATCAGGAACTATTGGAAAGACAACTTTCGGAAAGCGAAGAAAAGGAAAGGCTCATAAAGGACATAATAAACATAATAGAAAGGAACGTAACTATCGTGGGCAAGGAAGAGCTTAATTATCTCAAAGTAGCGAACTAATGTTTATACACGAAACCGCAATAATCTATCCTGGAGTTATAATAGAGCCGAATGTTTATATCGGTGCTTATTGTATTATTGGTGCTCCTGCGGAATGGAAAGGCAGAGAGGATTGCGAGGGGTTGGTTTTGATAATGTCGGGAGCAAGATTAACCGGATTGGTAACTGTTGATTCGGGAACGGATAAAAGAACTGTAATAGGAAATGATTGCTATTTGATGAAACATTCTCACGTTGGTCACGATGCTATCCTTGCCGAAGGTGTAACGATAAGTTGCGGTGCTAAAATAGGCGGTCACTCTATTATTGAAAAGTATTGTAACATAGGACTAAATGCGGTCATACATCAGAAGGTAAGAATACCCGAAGGTTGTATGATTGGTGCTTCGGCTTTTGTAGGTAAGAAATCTATCTTAAAACCCTATTATAAATATGCCGGAGTTCCGGTTAAAGAATTAGGAATCAATGCTCGTTAATATTATCTTTTTAGATTACGAAAGGCACACCTTTACAGAACAAGTAAAGAACAAAAACTTCTCTAACGCAGGGTATGATTTTTCTTTTACTCAAGTAGGAATGAAAGGAATATCAAGAGCATTGAACTACGGAATATCAAGAAGCAAAGCCTTTGATGCGGTGGTAACAATGGCTAACGATATCTTAATGCCAGACAATTGGCTTTTAAGAATGGTAGAAGCGGCTTTAAATATTCCCAATACAGGAATGTGCGGAATACATTGCGTAGAAGGAATCAATCCCCTACAAACAATTAACGGAATACAAATACACCCACAAGATGCTTCCTTTGGTAATGTCTTAATACCGATGTCGGCAATAGAAAAGATTGGTTATTTTAATGAGGCTTATGACCCCTACGGAATGCAAGATTCTGATTATGCTTATCGGTTAAAGATGACTGGTCACATAAACTACTACTTGCACGATTTAAGGTCTGAACACATAGGTCACGATGTCGGTCAAGACACCCCATACAGAAAGATGAAAGATGAAGGCTTGAGTAAGTGTGATTACTTATGGGCAAGAGAAACTCAAAAATACCAAGACAATAACGATTACACTATCTTCCTAAACGAATACGAATGATAACTATCGGAGGGCAAATAGAATCAATATCAAGCCGAAAGGACAAAACAATAAAGCTAACCATCGGCACACAAGAGTTAAACCCACAACAAGCAGCAGAATTGTTTACCCTAACACAACAGTTTTGCTATTTAGCATTGAAACCAGAGTACTTTACCAAAGAGGAAACCGAACTAATAGACAACATCAAGTCAGACCTTGACACACAAAAGACACCTTCCCAAAGATTAAGAGGTATCTTATTCATTAATTACCAACAAGATAACAAAGGTTACAAAGATTTCTCTACCTACTACCAAAGCGAAATAGATAAGATTTGCGAACATTACAAGAATAAACTTACATCGTAGTAACATCGTATGGCAACACAAGTACCAGCAAGAAATGGGGGAACGCTAACAAGACCCGACAAAGGGGAAACAATGAACCCTAATGGTAGACCTCGTAAATATGTCAGTCAATTAAAAGAGCAAGGCTATAAACTATCAGAGGTTAATGATGCGATACAGGCTTTAATGTCAATGGATGTCGAAGAATTGAGTGCGGTATTGGAGAATCCAAAGGCTACAATATTGGAACTTACTATTGCAAAAGCAATGGTAAAATCATTACAGAATGGTTCTTTGTATTCTATGGAAACATTATTAACCCGCGTGTACGGAAAACCTAAAGAGATTCAACAAGTTAGTAGCGATTCAAGGATTGAGGTTGTATTTGTAAATGGCAAAACAATATTATAAATTTGTTCTTGGAGTAATCCAGTAGGGAGCTATGCCGTTCTAGCGAACAATGGGAATGCCTATGTTAACTTTCCTAAATACCCTACAAATTTTTTTTCTATATGATACATAAAAATATAATTTGCTATTTATAAGCAACATAGGTTTTTTCCGAGTTTTACTCCATTTAGAACGGCTTCTAAAAAATAAAATTCTTCAGTTCATTCCGTTATGTAGGCAAAAAGTGAGAGCAATGTCCTATCCCCCGACAACTCTTGACGTAGAAGCTAGAATAGATATGCCGAATAAACCCACGAGCGGATGTGGTGGTAAAGAATGGGAACTGATTGATAGAGGTAGCCGAAATATATTAAGATTCAAGGATTGAGGTTGTATTCGTAAATGGCAAAACAATTCTATGAGAATTGAGTTACCAACTCCACATATTAACCAACAAGCAATACTTGATAGCACAAGTAGGTTTAGAGTTGTAATAGCTGGGCGCAGATTTGGAAAAAGTGAACTATCACAAATTGAAATCATTGTCAATGCTTTACAAGGCAAACAAGTATTTTATGTTACCCCTACTTACAATCTAGCACGTGTATTCTTTGACCAATTAGCGAAAGCCGTACCCTTTGAAGCCAACAAATCAGAACTATCAATTAAGTTCCCAAATGGGGGAGCGGTTTACTTCTTTACTGGGGAGCGATTAGATAACCTTCGTGGAAGGAAGTTTCACTTCGGAGTTATAGATGAGGCTTCGTTTATCCCAGACCTAGAAAACGGATGGCTGAACTCTATCCGACCTACCCTAACCGACTACAAAGGAAGAGCCTTGTTTATATCCACCCCAAAAGGCAAGAACTTTTTTTACTCTTTATTCCTTAAATCTGGAGAACCCGATTGGCAATCTTTTAAGTTTACCACTTACGATAACCCACATATTGATAAAACGGAAATAGATGATGCTAGGCTTCAGTTACCCGAAGTTGTATTCGAACAAGAGTATATGGCAAATCCGGCTGAAAATGCGGCTAATCCTTTTGGGAGTAGTTATATCAAGCAATGCACATTTGAGGTCAGCCACGAGCCTCCTATTGCGTTTGGGATTGATTTGGCGAAGTCGGTGGATTTCACAGTAATCATAGGCTTGGATAAAAATGGCTCGGTTAGTTACTTTGAGAGGTTTCAAAAGGATTGGAGACAGACAAAGCA